TGAAAATGCAGGACTGAAAAATGTTGAAAATTACTTTGTTAATCCAGATCAAGGTAAAGATTTAGTTAGACCTAAACCTGAGCCAAAACCAACTCCTATTGAGAAAATAGAATTTACTAGAATTGCATCTGAAGAAAAACGAAAAGTTGCAGAGTTAGAATTAGAAATGAAAAAACTTAAAAGCAATAATGCTGCTAATGTTTTGGATTTTGAAACTAAGATCAAAGAGATGGAGCTAAAATATACTACTCAAATAGATAGTGCTAAACTAAAAGCTGAAGCAGAACTTGATAAAGTTATTGTTGCAAACAGAGGTAAGGCATTTTTCGAAGCAGAAAAATCAGCAAACAAATTATCACAACAGATAGATAAAACTGATGAACAACCAGGAACAGGACAAGCTCAACCAAGAATTGAGCCAAGCGAACAAAGCTAAACAACTTTTTGACAATCCATTATTAAAAGAATCTTTTAACAAATTAAGAGAACTTTATACAAACAGTTTATTAAATACTGGTGCTAACGAAAATGAAACTAGAGAAAAACTTTGGTTAGCATATCAAATGGTAGGCAAGGTAGAACAAAATTTAATTGAAATGATTGATACAGGAAAACTTGCATCAAAACAATTAGAAGATTTTAGAAACCAAATAAAAAATAAAAAATTCTAACAAAAAAAGTTAGGATAAGCCAACCTCATAAGAGGAGCTTAACTTAAAAGGAAAATATATGTCAGACAATCAAGGCAACCCATTACAAGGATCTGAAACTGATGTGCAAAAAGCACAAAGAGCAATCAATGGTTTATTAGAACCTAAAAAAGAAACAAAGGCACAAGAGCCTGAAGAAAATAAACAGAATTCTCCTGAACCACAAAATGAGGAATCGGAAACCGATCAACCACAGGAACAGGAAATAAAGGAAGAAGAAACAGAGGCAGAGTCGCAAGACGAAACTGAAGAAGAAACTTCCGAAGATGTATCTCAAGACGAAGAACAAATTGATACTCAAGAGAAACAAGACTCCCCATCTTATACTGTTAAAGTAAATGGACAAGAGTTGGAAGTTACCCTTGATGAGTTGAGAAATGGTTACTCAAGAGATGCTGATTACAGACAAAAGACTGAAGAACTTTCTCATCAGAGAAAACAATTTCAATCTGAGTCTGAAAAGCAAAGACAAGACTATTCTCAAAAACTCAATGAGTTAAATCAGAGATTAGCTGTTGCTCAACAAGACCTAAACGCAGAAATTAATTCTGCTGATTTAGACAAACTGTATGACGAAGATCCAACAGAAGCTGCTAGACTTGAAAGAAAGTTGAAGAAGAAGCAAGATGCTTTAAATCAATCTTTACAACAAACTCAAGCAGAACAAAAACAACAGTTTGAAAGTTATTTACAAGATCAACAAAGAAAATTGGTATCTAAGATGCCAGAATTTTCTGATCCATCAAAGGCTTCAAACTTAAAAGCTAATATGAAAAGCACACTAAACAATTATGGGTTTAACGACCAAGAAGTTGCTCAAGTGTACGATCATAGAATAGTGATGTTGGTTAATGATGCTATGAAGTATCGAAGTATGCAAAATTCAAAACCGAATATTGCGAAAAAGATTACTAAACCTAGCAAACCTTTTTCATCAGGTGTTAAGCAAGGCAAATCTGAGGCAAACTTAAAATTGAGGAGAGAAAAGTTTAGTCGTCTAAAAAAATCTGGCAGTATGAAAGCTGCTCAAGATGTCTTTTTAGATATGATAACTAACAAATAACCTCAACAATAAGGATATAACTATGGCAATAGTAAGTAATACGTTTCAAACGTATCAAGCCATTGGTGATAGAGAAGATTTGTCAGATATTATCTATAATATCTCTCCGACAGATACTCCTTTTATGTCATCAATTGGAAAAGAAAAAGCCTCTGGTGTTTTACATGAGTGGCAAACTGATGCTCTAGCAGCAGCAGCAAGTAACAATCACCACATTGAGGGTGATGAAATTAGCTTTGGAGCTGTTTCACCAACTGCAAGAATCAATAACCATACACAGATTTCAAGAAAAGCTGTGATCGTTTCTGGTACTCAAGATGCAGTAAATAAAGCTGGTAGAAACAATGAATTAGCTTACCAAATTTCTAAAAGTTCAAAAGAACTTAAAAGAGATATGGAAACTACTCTATGTTTAAACCAAACAGGAACTGCTGGTGCAACAGGAACAGCTAGAAAATTATCTGGTCTTGCTTCTTGGATTCAAGCATCTACTAACAAAGCATCTGATGGTGCTAATGGTCAAGTATCAAGTGCAGACGTACCTGGTACAGCTAGAACTGACGGAACTCAAAGAGCCTTTACTGAAGCTCAACTTAAAGACGTTGTAAAACAATGTTGGGACGAAGGTGGAGATCCATCAATGATTATGCTTGGTTCTTTCAACAAACAAAAACTATCAGGATTTACTGGTGGCTCAACTAAAATGACTTCAGCAGAAGACAAAAGACTTGTTAATGCTGTGGACATTTACGAAAGTGATTTCGGAGCTTTAACAGTTGTACCTAACAGATTCTCAAGATCAAGAGATTGTTTTGTACTACAACCTGATATGTGGTGTGTTGCCTTTTTAAGAGATTTCCAACTTATGGATCTTGCAAAAACTGGTGATGCTGAGAAAAAAGCTATGATCGCTGAGTACACACTTGTTTCTAAAAACGAAAAAGCAAGTGGTGCAGTATTTGATCTAACTACATCATAATAATTAATTTGGTGGGGGAGCAATCCCCCATCAATACTAAATCAACAATTTGTTTGGTCTTTGAAGTCAATGACGGAACGAAGCAATCAAAAAGGAAAATAACATGAGAACACTTAACGATTATTTTATTACATCTGCAATTCCAGATGTATCAACAGCATCATCTACATTTGTATGTGTACCAGATGGTGGAAGAATAATTAAAATTATTACACACAACAAAGCAACTACTACAGGAACAGCAGCTATCTCTTTTGAAATAGGTGGTGTTGCAGTAACTGGTGGTGGAATTAGCCATACAGCTTCTGGATCTGCTGGTAGAGTAGCAACTGCTGAACCTACTGCTCTTAACAGAGTAGAGGAAGATGGAACTATTGAATGTATCACTAATGGTGGTTCAACAAATGCTTCTAAAATGGAAATAACTTTTGTTATTAGAAGATAATTACAAAATTTGTGGGGATCTTGTCTAGCGATACTTCCCCACAAATACCAATATTAATTTAAGGAGAAAATATGTACGGAAAAAAACCAATGAAGAAAAAGAAAAAATCTAAAAAGAAAAAAAAATCAAAAAGAATTAAAGTTATGAAAGGTGGATATTAATGTCATATAATTATGCTTTAAGACCTGGTACTACACAAAAAGTTTCATTTACAGCTTCATCAGTACCTTGTTCTAATGCTTTTGGAACTCAAACAAGATTTGTAAGAATAGCAACTACTCATAGTTGTCATTATGCAATCGGTGGTTCTCCAACTGCTACAACAAGTGATGCTTATCTTCATGCTGGAGATTATGAAGTTATTAAAGTTTCTCCTGGTGAAAAAATAGCTGCAATCAGAAACACAAGTACAAGTGGAGATTTGTTTGTAACTGAAATGGGTGCTTAGTGGCTAAACAAAAGTTTGTCCATTTTGTTCCAAGAGATAAACCTCCTAAACGTAGAGGTGTTCATAAAAAATCTCAATCAAAAAGTGAACGCAGACAAAAAAACCAAAACAGATATTTAGGTCAAGGTCGTTAATGAAAAAGATTAGTGAAGAAACAAATAAAAATATTACCGAAACATATTTAGATAATGGTAATGATGGTGTTGTTCAAAAACGATCATTAGATGTATCACCAATCTTAGAAAACAATAAAAGATTATATACACAAAATGATGGTTATAGTCCTGATAAAGGATTAAAAAGAGTAGCAACTATTCCCACAATCATTCTTGAGATTTGGACAAAAGAATATCACAAAGATCAAAACAAAGGTAATTGGTTTGAATTACCAAAAGACATTCAGCAAAAAATATTAAGAGAAAAATTAAATAGTTCTGATTACAGATACTTCAGAACAGCATCAGGAAGATTTTAATGGCACTTACAAATTATACAACTTTAAAAGCATCTATAGCAAACTGGCTAAACAGATCAGATTTAACAGATGAAATAGCAGATGATTTTATTAAATTAACAGAAGCTGATTTTAACTCAAAATTAAGAGTTAGAAAAATGATAGCTCAAACAAGTTTTACTGTTGATACAGAAACAGAGGCTTTACCAACTGGTTTTTTACAAGTAAGAGATTTATATATTTTAAGTGGTAATACAAAATGTCCATTAAGATACATGACACCCTCACAAATGGATCAAATAAAAGGGACATCAATAACTGGACTTCCATCTGTTTATACAATTTTAGGAGATACATTTAGATTTTCTCCCAAACCTGATTCATCTTACACAGCTTTTATAAATTATTATAAAGCCTTTGATGCACTTTCAGACACAAATACAACAAATTATATTTTAACAACACACCCTGCAATTTATTTGTATGGTTCTTTATTTCATGCAGCAAATTTTTTAGGTGGTATTAATCCACAACAAGTACAAACTTGGCAATCCATGTTTGCAACTGCTATGGAAAGACTTGAACAAAACGATAGAGAAGATCAATTTAGTGGCTCTCCTTTACAAGTAAGATCAGAAGATACAGTAAGAAGTGCTTTCTCTAATAATTTTTCAACAACAAATACTTAGAATATTATGCAAATACCTTTTGGCGAATGGTTGCCAGACCAACCAGATCATTTAAATCCAGGTGCAACTGTAGCAACTAATGTTTATCATGCACAAGCAAGTTACAAACCAGTAAAAGGATTGGTTGCTTATAGTGGTGCAAGTAATGTTACACAAAACGCAAAAGGTGCAGGTTCTTTTAGAGATAATACAAATACAGTTTTTACATTTGTTGGTACAAAAGATAATATTTATAAATTAACATCTGGTACTTTTTCTAGTGTTAAAGGATCATGTACTGTAAGTGGTGGTGATACAGATTTTTTTACATTTACACAATTTGGTCAATTTGTAATAGCTAGTAATGGTGTTAATGCTCCAATGTATTACGAAATGGGTAC